TACTATTGATGAAATGAAAAAAGCCAAGGCCAGGGAATCAAATCTTGAGTTATATAAAGGATTTCCAGGTGTTTCTGAAGTATTTAATCTTAATCAAACATTGACTAATTCAATCCTTGGAGACACTGGTGTAGGTGGAGTACTTTCTTTTATGGGAGGCGAAAAGGCAGAAGAATCCCTGGAAAAAGCTCTACAAGGCGTGACCGGTGTAAATAACAATGTGACTTATAACTGGCAGCAATGGTTTGATGACTCATTAAAGAAAAAATATGGAGAAGCAATTGAGCTTGGGTTGACACGAGAAGAAGCAGAAGAGCAAATTAAAATTGAATCTGAATTTGCAAAAGAGTTTATTGATCAATACTTGATTCCACGCTTCGATACATCCAGATCCATGGATGAGTTTGTTGAATACCTTGATGTCAGGCAAGAAGAACAGAACCCGTTCCAGACTCAAGATCTTCTTAATGCTTTAAGTCAGACCGCAAACTTGAGAGCAAAACAGTTTCTCGATCAAATTAAAAGTACTGGTACCAGGTATTTTGATCCCAACTTTTACTTTAATCCCACCGGCAATGAAGCAAGAGCCGCAGATTACGCAAAGCAAGCCGAAATAATTGCGGCAGATTGGGAAGCAGCTAAAAATGGTGATCCTTACTGGGCACAACAAGCATATAGATTTGGTGTCGATGTCAATGATAAAAATGCTTTTGCCCGCATGCACTTTGAAGTTAAAGGGCAGGGACAAGGATACGATGCTGCAGAAGATATCTTAACTGCATCTAAAGTCCAAGATGAAATTTATAACAAAATTCTTCCGTCACTTGAGGAGGAAGCCCTGGAGCAGGGGACTGTATTTGGTCAATTTATCTTGCCCGAAGAGTTTGCTGATGAAATGCTGTCTGGCCTGGATCCAAACGATAAAGATTCATGGAATGAGGTACTTAAAGAAGTGGGGCTTGAAGATTTTACAGGAACACTGGATGAATTAAAAGAATATATTATCGAAGCTTTGAGAACAGGCAGTGCACAAGAGATCAGAGAACAAATTAAATATCTCAATGAAAAACGTAAGAAACCAACCCAAGAAATTCTTGGCGTTACATACATTGAACGCGAAGAAGATTACAAAAAAGAGCAACCAAAAGCAGAAACTCAACTATATAAAACTTTTCAATCTGCTGGATTCCAAGGCACAGAAGATGAGTTCTATGAAGAATTTTTCCCAGACCTTAACAGAGAAGACCAAGCGCTACTTACAAAAGCTGGATCAGATGAAGGTTTAACTTTTGATTTTGGTGATTACAGTGATCCGTTTGCTTCGCTTACATCTATTCAATCTTTCTTCGGTGACGAAGAGGATGAGGCAGATGATGAAGAAGATACTGGTCCCACGACAAATTACTTTAGCTTAGACTTGAATTTAGATGATGAAGATGAGGACTACAAGTCCAAAACAGCAACATCAATCCTTGGCGACTTTACCTCAGGATTTAACCTGTTCAAATAATGTCTGATAAAAGAAAAAAAGCAGTTAAAGCAGCAAAGATTGCCAAGGATAAGATGGCATGTAATAAACCACAGAAAACTCCTGGGCATAAAACTAAATCGCACGTAGTAAAGGCTTGCGAGAAAGGCAAAGAAAAAATTATTCGCTTTGGCCAGCAAGGCGTAAAAGGTGCAGGCAAAAACCCTACAAGCGAAAAAGATAAAGCAAGAAAAAAATCCTATTATGCGCGTCACAATGCACAAGACCCTAACCCCAGTAAAATGTCGGCAAGGTACTGGAGCCACCGCGTGAAGTGGATGATATTAAGTGGTATGATAATCGGAGATGCTTTTCTTCAATGTCTTCAGAACGTTGGAACTATGTTAACGTAAACTGTGTTTCTTGTAATAAAGAAGGTAAGATACGAATTGATCAATACAATAGGAAAGGAAAGGAATGGGAGTGTCGCTCTTGCGCTTTCCAGGGTAGAAAGTTAAAAATAAAAAACCGTTCTGCCAAGCATGATCCAGCTAAGGCAGGAGCCTGGAAAAGTTATTACAGAGCCATGCAACGGTGCCGAACTGGGCATGGCGGCTACTATACAAACGTTGAATTTAAATTTAACTCTTTTGAGCAATTTTTTAAAGAAATTGGAACACGGCCTGAAGGTAAAACTTTAGACCGTATTGATAACTTGGGTCATTACGAACCAGGGAACGTACGCTGGTCAACTCACAAAGAGCAGTGTAATAACAGAAGAAAAAAAGGCAGTGTCAAGCCACCGCGTGAAGTGGTAGATAATATTTAGAATTTTAGATACAATACAAACAACTGTGTCTAAATGAATGCCCGTTTTTAACCAGGCACTTGATATTATCAAAACCTATGAGGGTTTTAATGAACGGGCGTACCCAGATCCAAATACTGGTGCAGAGCCCTATACCATTGGTTATGGCACACAGTTTTACCCAGATGGCTCACCGGTAAAACAAGGTCAATGCTGCAGTAAATCAAAGGCCCTGGAGTACCTGCTGGGTGAGGTGAAAGTAATTAATAATCAATTAACAAATCTTAATATCCCGATTGATGATTCAATGCGTCAGGCGTTGATCTCTTTCATTCATTCCGTTGGTTGGGAACCATTCCTATACAGTAACATTATCGATGCAATAGAAAACAATAACCTCTATGGTGTTACCACTGAAATCAATCGCTGGGTCTTTGATGCCGACCATAACGTCATCGGCGGCCTCATGGAACGTAGGCAGAAAGAAGTTGAATTATTTCTCCAGGAAGTCAACGCCAACCCCTGGTGCTCCACAGAAGTTCTCCTCTCTGCATTCAGGAACTACTCCGCAGCTCCCAACCAGGTCAGGGCCATACGTAAACTTGAGGAAAATATAAATCCGTACACCTTAGCAGAATTTGCCAATAACTTCAAAATTGATTCCGTGAATTGGATTGATTACCCCAGCGACGAATTCGACAGTCTGTTTAACGTGTAGGATTAGAATAGTTATGTAGAGACAATGCAGGAAAACATGGAGCGTTCAGTAGAACCCAGGGAATTTGAACTCCCACTGGAGCTTCAATTTTCTATGCGTAAGGCTGAGCTTGCAGCCCAAGAAATGACCTGGGAGCAGCTATATTCAGCACTCCTTAACCTATACCACCAGAGACTAATGGAGTGGTATGCAATCAAGTCTCTGATGGCAGATGAAAATATTGAGTTAGATTTTGATATCCCAACAGAGATTGAACTCATGGAACTCGCGTCTAGATTTGCATCTGAAGATGACGATGATGACGATGAAGAAGAAGAAGGGGAACTCCAGCCCTTCTAGTCACCTTCATCAACAGATGAAATTAGGCGATCAAGATACCACTTACACTTACGTAGATCTTCAATACCCCCTTTATCACGCCATCGCCACAAGTACTTGGCGCAGTTGCCTTGCAGGAATCCTTTATATCCTTCTGGCGTTAGCTGCGCTTCAATACCTTCGATGCATTCAATTCCTTCGCCATTGTTGTAATGCTTTGGCCGTGCAACGTTATCAAATAATTCAGGCTTGCTCTCGTTTACTGCCCAAGGAACCGGGCAAACTCCACCAGGGCAATCAGTAGTTGCGTCGGCATCTACCGGCTCAAACCACGTCTCTTGCGTGATTCCTCCTTCATCTCCTCGTCCGGCTCCTCCAGCTCCATCACAAGGGTTTTGGGACGTGGTGCTGCACCCATCATCATCCCCTGCTCCATCGAAGGAATGTAACCGGTAAGACCGACTCGATTGCCCTCCAAGTTCAGAGGATTCCTGTCCATTCCCTCCTCGCATGCCGTCAGACCCGTGTTGTACTGATCATATAATGGCACATCATTATTTTCATTTGCAATCGGTTGACCAAAATCTTCTTCAGTCAGGCAACGACGCTTGACTTGGTCTTGAACAAAACCATCTAAAAATCCAGCGACATCCATAACTTTTATGTGAATACTTGATTTAGTTCTCTTACAATAATACTATGGCCAACTTATTCAGCCCCACAGAAGATGATCGGCGGCTCCCTGGCACTTCAGGGGCCGAACTTACTGATCTAAATCCAGAACAAGCGTATGACACTGATCTTCGTCGTATTGATGAAGAAGATAGGGTTTCTGCTCAATCAGTAAACCGCAAACAAGATCGTGTTGCACGTTTCATGAAATCAGCCAAAGCTGCTGGTGCATACAAACAAAGAGCAAGCATTGACGAACCAACAATCAGAGGTCGCACACCTATCGGCAAAGCATCAATTGCTGGTATGGAATTACCTAGTCAACGTAGCGCAAACTATGGTGATCCTGGCGCAGGTGGCACGAGTTACGCCAGGAAACCACAACCGAGTTTTGGTAGATCTTTCGTTTAATTAAACTTTAGAAAATACAACTTCATGGGGTTGGGATTGATACTTGCCCTTACGATCTTCATAGCTGGTTTCGCAGGGTTTGCCACGATAAAAAAGCAACTGACAAATACCTTCATCAGCATAAATTCGGTTAAATAACCCAGTACAATTACTGATTTCAAGTGTCAAGTGTCCTCGCCACTTGCTTTCTGCAGGCGTGATATTGACCAGAATCCCAGACCTTGCATAAGTTGATTTACCAACTGCAACTACAGTCACGTCTCCAGGAAGGTCAAGATATTCTTCTGCCACACCAAGGCAATATCCATAAGGTGGCAAGATAAAGTACTTACCTTTTTCGTCTTCAAGCAATTCAGAAGGAACAAGGATGTCAGAATTAAAATCCTTGGGATCGCAATCACCAGATTGAGTGCGACCAAAGATCAAACACTGTTTAGGCGACAGGCGAATGTCGTAACCATAGGAACCAAGACCATAACTTAAAACTTTTTTATCTCCTTCTTTCCTTACAACTTTATCTACAAAAGGTTGAATCATCCCATGGTTCAACGCCAATTCTTTGATTTCCCAGTCAGCGAGCAGACTCATTTTTTTCAAATCAGTATATTGAATTTAGCAGACAATACGACCCTTTTCTTCGTAAAGATGGATGAAATCTTGAATTTTTTGTGTCGAATTGTCAATTGGTGGCAGATAGACAACTATAGAAGTGCACGTTTTGTGTGGCTTGACACCGTTACTGCTGTTACGCATCAGGATTGGTGCGGTTTTTAAGAAACAAATCGGAAAGTTAAATATCCTTTGGTCGTAACGAACCATGTCAGGACAGTTGCTAAAAAATATCGCCTGCCTAATGTTTTGCTTGTACCACTCTCTGTACAATCTTCTAAACCAAACATCATGAGATGAAGTCAAGGTTGGAGATGTTCCACGGGTCATCCTCCACTTTTCCTGCCTTTCATTCCAGTAGTAAGTCCCCGCTGGTGGAAATAGATAAACATTTCCAAACCACTCAGTTTCATTCAATGCATCATCAGATGGTGTGTAAAAAGCTTCTGCTTCTACATATTCATTTGCAACCTTGGAGCTTGCTACATCAAGTTCAATGCCACTCATGATGCCGTGAGCAGCAGCCACTAAATCGTAGTTGGTTATCAGCTCACTATCTTCTTTATGTTTATATGAACCAACTGCAGACATTACTTTTCCGAAACTTTGTTATAGTCTATTTCCAAATAGCGAATACCCTGGGCATCATTAATGATGTAGCCAGCTTTTTCTTCCGGATTGATTTTCTGTGCTGCCTGAAGAATGCGTCTAAAACTTTCAGCAAGATCATCATTACCTTCTGATTCGCATGATTCCTTGGCTGAGTGCAACTCTTCAAGTGTCATAAAAAATACTGAACGCCCGCAATCTGGTTGAAGACACAAGACGCCTGGTCCCTCTGCAGCCCAGAATCTGGAATACTGCTCTCCCATGTCACCAAGGATGAGTTTTAATGTGGCATCCAGCATCTTTGCCTTGGTCTCATCTAATTCAGGACCGATAACAGATGCGATAAGTTTTTCTCTACGGCTCATTTTTTAATAAATTTTGCTTTACTAATGATTCCATAAGCTTAGGCGTTGGTTCGTACATGACAACCATTTTGCCCAGCACACCTCTTTTCTTAATTAATTTACCATTTTTATCTCGAACTTTGTCAAACTCTCCAGCCCTGATCAAATATTCAGCAACACAACGCAGCCTTCTTTTCATCGGAAGTTCAACGTTAGGAAACTTACCACAGATAGTATCCGGCTTCATATCTTGAAATGCTAAACGCAATCTATTTGCCAGTGTCATGCTTGAATGTTCATCTTCTTCTTCATATTCTTTTAAGTTTTTCAGGTATCTATACAGGCATGCATCATCAAATGAACCATTTGGTGGGAGAAAAACAGAAACTTGATCTGCTATTGTTTTGGGCAGCAGACTCCTATAGTTTTCACTGTTGATCACGTCAATATTGATTTCATTAAATCTATAGGACATCAACTTTGTTTCTGGAATCCTCTTAATTCATACATATTGCTGTGTTTTTTCCTATAATCTGACGGCTTAAACTCTTCGTTTTTGGAAAAAGATCTGACAAGATTGTTCCAGGGGACACGTAATACAGCTTTTTTACCTCTCACTGGAGATACATTAACGTAATGAAGACCTTCAACCCATCCCTTGGTTGGATCTTTTTTACCAATTGACATCCAGTTCCTTAACGTTTGATCGGACACTCCCAGCCTCCTGGCACATTCCTCAGTAGAAATATATTCATCTGCATATGCATCAGGATTTAAAGAATCAACATCAGCCTCGCCGTATTTTACCTGCCATATTGCCAGCATTACGTCACGGATGCCCTTAAGCTCATAAGCTATGTCTTCTAAGCCTTTACGAATTCCGTATTGCACAGCCATTTTGTTTTTTAAAATGCTAATCTGTAGAAAAGATTTTTGCAACCATGGAAGAGCAAGTTCCAGTAAGTCAGTCGGTGTCGCCGAATCCAGCTCCTGAGTTCCTGCCTGAACAACCTCAGATCACTCCTGAGACCTTGGCACAAATGAAAGCTATTGCCAAAGAACGCGCTGTCCGCATGGTTGCAGCACAACAACAGTCATATCCCCAGCAGGAACCAAAAGTTGTTTATGTGCGGCGTAACCTAACCGTTGCCGAACTCCTGTTAATCATCTTGCTTTCTTGCGGTATTGTAACAGGAATTCAATACACTTGGGACTTTGCAACAAATATTTTGCCTCGAATTGAAATTAAGATGAAGTGAATTGGCGGTCCTATAATAAAACGTAGGACTGCACGGTTAAAATAGGTGGCTACCAATAGAAGGATTTCTGAATTTCCAGAGATAGCAGGCACGACTATTGATGAGCCGGATCTGCTTACCTTGGTTCACGTCTTCGAGGTGGACCCAACCCTTCGTAACAAAAAAATTACTTTTTCTGGTTTTAAAGATTACCTAAATCAATACTATGTGCCAAAAACAGGTGGCATATTTGATGGAAATGTTGTTATCAGTGGCGTCCTCACGGTTAGTGGTGCCACAAATGTAACCACTATTACGGGTGACACAGGTAATTTCACTTCTATTTCAGCAACTACAGCCACTGTTACATCAGGTGTGTTTGCATCTGGTACAGCAGCAGCACCTTCTGTTTCTGTTGGCACCACAGATAACGGACTTTACTCACCAGGGACAAATCAAGTAGCTTTAGCGACCAGTGGTACAGGAAGGTTGTTTATTGATAACAGCGGTCGGGTTGGTATTGGTGTCACGCCACTATCGGTCCTTCATGTTAAAGGTCCGCAACCTTCTATAACTCTTGAAAAAAGCTCAGGGTTACTTTCTGGTCTTATACTTAAAACTACGGGAAGCGCACAGAACGATTATGCAATCTTAGCAAGTAGCAGCGGAAGTACATTTGCCAGCAATCAATATATATTTAAAAATGGAACTGTTAGCACTGAGTATATGCGTCTCGACAGCTCGGGACGCCTGTTAGTTGGGACGTCATCGCAGTCTGGCGGTTCTTTGCTTCAGGTGAACGATGATCGTATTAGAATTGCATCATCAAAAACACCTGCATCTGCATCTGATACTGGCACCGCCGGAGAGGTCTGCTGGGACGCCAGTTACATCTACGTTTGCACTGCTACTGATACATGGAAGCGAGCTGCACTGAGCACTTGGTAACAACTTTTTAATTTTCCTTGAACTTGATTGCTCTAGTTAAAATAAGAAAAAAGGATTAAAAACATGGCTTACGGTGAATTAAAAGTTGATTCAATTACCTTTACTGATGGCGGCACTGATACCACTGTTTCGGTTTCTGGTTTAGTTAAAAATCCAACTTTTAGTGGTGACATCACTGTTACCGGGACAATTTCTGGTAATGTTGTTTTAGGTGGAACCACGGTATCTGGCGCAACAGTTACTGGAAATGCAGGTCAATTTACAACCTTAACTGGAACCACAGCAGGTTTTACCACCGTAACTGGTACAACCGTCACTGGAGATACAGGCGAATTTGGTACAGTTACCGGTAATACTGCAGGATTTACAACTGTCACAGGAACAACTGTTACGGGTTTAACGGTTAATTTCGTATCTGGTGTATTTACATCTCAAGTTTCTGGCGCAACGGTTACTGGTACTACAGGCGAATTTGGCACAGTTACCGGTAATACTGCAGGATTTACAACTGTCACAGGAACAACTGTTACGGGTTTAACGGTTAATTTCGTATCTGGTGTATTTACATCTCAAGTTTCTGGCGCAACGGTTACTGGTACTACAGGCGAATTTGGCACAGTTACCGGTAATACTGCAGGATTTACAACTGTCACAGGAACAACGATTACTGGTACCACGGCTAATTTTGTTACGGTTTCAGGAACAACTGTTACTGGAAATACAGGTTCATTTGGCACTGTAAACGCAACTGGCGTCAGCTTAAACGGTCCCTTTGAACAGGCATCAGAAGCTGTTGCAGCTCTTGATGTTGATTGCAGTACGGGAAATTACTTCACAAAATCAATCTCAAGTAATTCGACCTTTACATTTAGTAATATCCCTGCTAGTGGCACGGCGTATTCATTCACGCTTGAAGTTGATGTAACTGGGACAAGTACTGCAATTACGTGGCCTGCGTCTGTTGAATGGCCTTATGGTATTACGGCACCAAGTTTGACAGATACAAAAACACACTTGTTTATGTTTGTCACCAATAACAACGGCACGACATGGCGCGGTGCTGCACTTGTTAATTACACCACCTGAGGAGACTGATCATGGATCCTATCGCACGCGCAATGTTCTCTGCAAGTTTTCAGTTACAACCTGGTCAAGCTTTGGAGGGAGGCTATTTTGCTGGATACATTAGTCATACTGCGGATGGAAATGCAACACATGCATTAATTGTCGCACCTGCCGCTTCTGGCTATACCGGCGGATCAACGTTGCAATGGAAGACATCAAACACCAGCACTTCCGGAACTAGTAGCCAATATGATGGAGCTACTAACACTGCCAATATGGTTGGTGCCAGTCATCCTGCTGCTAATTACTGTGCGGGTTTGAGCATTGATGGATATAGCGATTGGTATCTGCCTGCACGATATGAGCTTGAAATTGCTTATTACAACTTAAAACCAACCACTGCAAGCAACAGTACTGCTTTAGGCACAAATAGCTATGCCGTACCGCAGCGTGGGTCGAATTATACGGCAGGAGATCCAGCGCAGACAAGCGTCGCTGCCTTTCAGAGTGGTGGTGCAGAAGACTTTGTTACGAACTACCACTGGTCATCCACGGAGTTCAGCACCACGGCCGCCTACGCGCTGTCCTTTTTTAATGGCTTTGCGGGCGGAGTCTTCAAGATCTACTACTATGTTCGCGCCTTCCGCAAATTTGCTCTTTAATTTGCGAAATCTTCGTTTCTTTTGATTATGTACGTCCTCGCTCCCAACCAGACCGTCGAGATTTTTCCCTACTCAATCGGCGATCTGCGACGCGACAACCGCAACACCAGCTTCCCTGGTAACCCATCGGAGGAGATGCTTGCCTCTTGGAACGTCTTTCCGGTTAAAGACCGCCCAGCACCAGCATTCAATCCAGCTACAGAAAACTGCAATCAAGTTAACCCAACACTAGAAAATGGTGAATGGGTAATGACTTGGCAAGTTACCCCAGCTAGCGCTGAGGAGATTGCGGAACGCCTTGAGCGGAAGTCTGCCGAGGTGCGTCAACAACGCAATCAACTTTTAAATAATTGTGATTGGACTCAACTTGTTGATGCACCTGTAGATGCTTCACCTTGGGCTACTTATCGTCAAGCCCTACGTGACATCACAGACCAACCTGGCTTCCCCTGGAACGTCGAATGGCCCGCTGTGCCGGGAGAAGCTAACTATCCGTTCCTGGGCTGACAAAACCTATAGGTGCAAATGGTTAAAGTTTTAGTAAAATACAAGAAACATTTTTGATCTAAATGGCCACTACATTTTCTTGGCGTATTACCAACATGGAGCGGGAAACTGCTGACGGTTTTGTATTTACTGTGCACTATACCGTTAACGCAGAAGATGGTACTTACTCTGCAGGTGCCTATGGATCACTGGGCCTGGAGCGTCCCGACAACTTAATTCCGTTTGACCAACTCACCGAAGAAATTGTAGTAAGTTGGGTCAAGCAAAAATTTAGTGATGAGAAAGTGGCAGAAATTGAAGCCGCACTTCAAGCTCAACTTGATGAAAAACATTTTCCCACGAAACAAGCGGGTGTACCTTGGTCCAATTGAGCTATAGTTTAAGTAACATAACCGTTACTTGAAATGACAATTAAGTTAACCGATGCGGCAAAGTATTACAAGGAACTGCCACATCAACTTGCTGCTTGGAATCATTTACAAGAGCAACTAACAAAAGAACAGCTTGATGAATTTGCTGATCTTTATCGTTCTGCTGTAGATCCCAAACCCGTTTACCAAAACACATGGAATGGAATCCGGCAGGCGGCATTAGATGCTGGCGCAAAATTTCCTGAAGTCGCCGCTGCTCAATGGGCACTTGAATCTGGATGGGGTAAGCACACTTCAGGCAAACACAATTACTTTGGCTTGAAAGGTAAAGGCGGTATTGTTGTTGACACCCAAGAATATATCGATGGCCAATGGGTCACCATCAAAGATGGATTCATTAATTTTCCTGATATTTATTCCTGCGTTCAATACCTGGTTAATCGCTGGTATAAAGATTTTGATGAGTACCAGGGTGTTAACCGTGCAGCCAACCGGAATGAGTGTGCCAAACTTCTTGTAAAGGAAGGCTATGCAACGGATCCTGATTATGCAGACAAACTGATGCAGATCATGGATCGTGAATGCACCAGCAATCCCCCTGGTGGTAAGATCCTAAAGGTTCCATATTTCTATCAACTCGACAACCAAAGTGGATATGGCTATCGAGAATGTTTCTCATCTAGCTGTGCAATGATTGCTGCCTACTACGGTTTGGTTGATACAGATGATGAATACAATAAAATCCGTGCAAAATTTGGTGATAGCACAGAATCAACAGCTCAGGTAAAAGCTCTTCAACACCTGGGACTAACAGCATGGTTTGGTACCAAGGGAAATACAGAGCTTCTTGAAAATCAAATCAAAGAATGTCACCCTGTTGCGGTTGGTTGGTTGCATTACGGATCTGCTAGTGCACCAAAAGGTGGTGGGCACTGGACATGCTGCATTGGATTCGATAAGGATCACATCATCATGAATGATCCATACGGTGAAGCTGACCTTGTTAACGGTGGTTACGTTTCTACCGAAGCCAAGCGAGGCGTTAAGGTAAAATACAGCCGCAAGAATTGGTTACGTCGTTGGGAAGTCGAAGGAAAGTCAACCGGGTGGTACCTAGCCGTCAAGCCATGAAAGTAACAAAAAATCCAGATATCAATGTAAATGTCTGTTATGAATTGAAAGACGAAAGGAAATGCCTCACCCTGTCAAAGAATGAGGCTTATGCCTTACGTAAAGCAATTGAAGAACAGAATGGTTGTGTTTGGTGGTACCAGCCTGTCAACTGATCACTTCTGCTTAGCCTTACCAATAGCTAAAGCGAAGAACTCAATTACCTTGTAGATTTTGCCAAGGATGTGATTATCTTTAGGCGTGGGGGTAGCGGCAACAATAATTGATGCAGCAGCGTGAAGTGCCAGTGCAAACTCCACAATTTCGTTAAGCTTTTCCATGGGTAACCTGTAGGTTTACTTCAATTCTAAACCTTGTTTTTATAATAATAAAACGACATATGTTCTTCTGATATTACCCAAGAAGGATCTTCATTTTTTCTAAACCATTTTTGCCAAATATCAAATTGTTTGTTGGCTTTTGCTGACTCACATCTTAGACAGATGGCATCACCATCAGGTAATTCTTCAATCCATTTACGCACTTGACGCATTGCAATAAGTTGTGGCTTCATACCAAACTTACCGGTCAAAGATGTATTCAATTGGCGGACTCTGCCATTTTTTCTTCTGTTCATCCAATCGTTGATCTGTCTTATACTCTTTCCTACCGCCATACTTGCTAGCCATATATAGCCATCCTTTGTATGGATCCATGGCAACAATCTTATCTTCAATATTAAACCTTGAGAAAGAAATACCGTTTTTACTTTTTTGGCCCGCTTTATCGTATTCATACATCATGAACGATTGGTAAACGCAACTAGCAATTCAGGGAACGGCTCTGTTTGCTGGAAATCACGTTCCCATACTTCACGCCATTCAGCTAGAGAATGATCATGAATGGTATCAAAATACAACTCATTAACCGGTTCTGCTAACATAGAAAAAGAAGGCGTTTGTTCAGAAGGGATTTGCTCGCCAATCAACCAGGTAGATCCGTCAAGGATGGTAACGGTAACACCAGAGTTTATTGTACACGTTAATTCAGTGAAACCATTGGGAAAATCTACGCTAGGAGAAATAACTGTATTAACAGAAACAGGAGAAATTACGTTAATTGTTCTGCTAAAGTCAATTGAAGTTTCTTCTAACAGATACGCACGTTCATTATCTTCCAGTGCAATAATGACCTCATCTGGTGAAAACTCGACCACCAATGCCATTGTGTAGTCAATCCTTTCATTACGTGTAGATGAAACACAAATTAAATATGACCCAGCCTCTAATGGGAAATAGCGTTCATCACCTTTGTCTAGGCGATAACGATTATAGGTGTTGTAAAGATCCGATCCCGCAGACATGATTGTGTCTAGATACGGGAAATACAAACCGTTTTGACCGTTAATCTTTACTGAATCAGCATCAAAAATGCCACGACCTTGTATTGGATTTCTATTGATGTCGTATGCAGATACCTGAATATACTTAGGACGTGGTGGTCCTTTTGCAGCAATAATCCATGCAGGTGTGACAAGATCAACCTGGAACCAGTGATTGTAAGTACCTCCACCAAAACCACCGTTAGACTGCGTACTAGTATCAGCACGTCCAACAACCTGGTTCAATGGACCCAAGGTTCCGCTTAGGTATCTAATTGTGGTTTGACTGAATTTTCCCAGTACCAGGGGATTGCTTGCTGTGCGTTGACGTTGAGAAGTACTATTTCGACTCATTATTCTTATGTTCTTTTCTTTATTTTACTTGGGTTTTACTTTGCTCTCTTGCTTCAACTTCATATGGACTGATAATTGTTTTCCTGTAGATTGTTTGCAAAAGCTCATCTTCTCTGTTTAAGCGTTTTGCTCTGCCTACAGCCATAAGTTTTTTGGGATCAAACTCCAACACAAACGGCATTACCGCATCGGGCGGATATCCTTGGTTCCAGCGAGACTGAAGGTGCAGTGGATTGCAACACCATTTATTTTTACACGTATGTGTAACGATATTTGAACCTATATCACCCCAGGTGGTTTGGTAGGCAATCTTGTGTGGTGTAACAAGTTCTGCTTTTTGTGTACTGAATTCAGATCTATAGGAAGGGAAACAGATCCTCCTGGGGCTGAGCTTACCTTTTGTCTTTATGTTCCAGCATTCATTTGATTGGTCAATATTAACTTTTTTCCAAAATGCATAAGCTTTGCTTTTGTAATGGATATTTATGTAGTTAACATCAAGGCCACATAACCTTGACTTAATACGCATAATGCAGTGATAGCACCAGTGTTCTTTGGTATTACGTATGGTGTGACCAAAGGCGCAGGGGAAGCCTCGGTAGTAACCCTTTTCGTTTAGCTCTTCATCACTGAGGACACTGATGTCTTGGATAAAAACAAAAGGTTCGTCCGGCTGGGAACGCATCTTGCGCTCCATTGGCTCCAGTATATGTACACCTTTCTTAACATCCCCGTTTGAGTAAATGACCTTTAACTCGCGGCGGTTGTCCTTGGTCCGATTGGATGGCAGATGCTCTACCGCATGGTTGTCCGGTGAGCGGCCCGTCCTCATGTAGTAGACGATTCTGTGCGCCAGGTATTCGGTGCCGTCGATAAAGACCTTATAGAAGCCGCTACGTGGGTGCAGCCTACCCGCTGGGTCTCCAGCCGAGTATCCCTTAATATCTGCTGCCCACATCAGGCCGGAGGGGTACTGGTCGGTTATGGCAAACATTTCTTTGATGCGCCAGAGGGGAGGCATGGGCTTGGCTGGACGAGGCATAAACTTGAATTTGAGTGCTGAGAGCAGATTATCAAAGAATGCATGCTGATGCAAGAATAGGTTAGATTTTTTCTATATAAAACCTAGATTACATAAAAAGTATTCTTGATTTTTTGAGGGTTGCCGAGATCGTAGTGATAGCAAGGGATCTGAGGGACTGTCTTATTTTAAGTCTTAAATAATCAAGAACCCAGAGAGATTTGTGTTATTTGACTGTTTTTTGATAGTACAAAGATAGTACACATAACACAAATGCACGTCTATTCTTGAATTATTGAGACTCACTTTAAGACACCCCTAAGGTTCAATTGTATTACTCTCTCCCTCATTCCACTCCCCACCCACCATCTCAGCCACAACACTATCATTATCTGATATTGTAAAGTTTGTTTCAAAAAATCAAGAATACTTTTTTGTGTAATCTACGTCTACGTTAGGTATGCGACATAGGTATTCTCTGTTCACTGCGCATTCTCTGCACAGCCCCAACTTCTAGCCAAAATCAAGAATACTCCCTGCCCCCTGGTACAAACAAACCAAAGGTCAATAAAAAACCCCACCTTTCGGCGGGGCTCATTAATCTTGTCTTAACTCACTTTTTCTTTTTCTTTTTCTTCTTTGCCACTGGTGCCTCTTCTTCTATTGAGTGATCCACCTCATTCAGCACATCCTCAAAGATGCCACCAAACTGGGAGGCAACCGTATCCCAATCGAACTGGGGGTCGGTAGCGCGTTCGTAACAGGCATCAGCGGTCGCTTGGAGCAGGCTACGGTCCTCATACAGCTCGTTAAGGATCTCCGTCAGGTGGTCACTGGAGGGGCAGGGCATCTCACGTGCGTAGTTGGTGTCTACGTCGATGTGGTCGCAACGGATGAGCTTTCCGTACCCCTCAAAGATCTCTTTACATGACGTGTGATCTGGCACTACCTGAGCAACACGACAGGCCGCATGCTCATGACTGACAAGTCCCCACCCCTCACCCTTACAGGTATTAACACCAATATCAACAGAGTTGTAGATGGTATTCAACATATTCACGGGTACGTTCGGGGGATGAGGACTTTGCGTAGTCATGATGATCCGATTGTTTGGATCAAGACCTTGACGCATCATCTCCCTGGCGAACAAAGGCATCACATCCCAGCCTTGATCTTTTAGGCCCATGTGCAAATAAAGCTGAGCCTCTGGTTTATCGACCGCAAATTGAGCAAAGGCTTTAATCGTAATGTCAATACGTTTACGGAACTGATTACGGTTACCGTTAAAAACAATAAACAGATCCTCTTTCAGGCCTAGTTTTTTTCGTACCTCAATCTTGTCTTCTGGATAAAATTGCCCAGGGGTCACACCGTGGGGAATAACAGCAATTGGTTTCTTAATGCCTGCTTGAATAAATTCACGTGCACCAAATTCCGTATATGAAATAATGGCGTCCCAATCGTTGGCAGTATCAACCAGGCCACCAATCCAACCATACGAATCCATTGGGGCATACCCAACAAATTTAAATTTCTTTTGCTGATGCAAATCTTGAATACGTTTGTACTGCTCGTTAATAATCCACATATCGTTGATTGTGAATACAACGTCAGGGTTTTCTTTTTCAACCACCTCACGAATGCGCTCTTCACCAAAAGGTGCCTGCTGGTACCTATTGGAGGACGGATACATTTTATAGAATTCCTGTAAGGGACTTGGATCGCCCCACCAGTTATTGCCTAGTACTACAATTTCAAAATTATCTCGAATTCGACTGAGTACATTTTCCGTTACACGTGCAAATCCGGTCATGGCGACAATGTCACCACACCAAAGAATCTTTGGTTTTTTGTCCATTTAGATGATATGTGACTGCCTTAACTATACAGAAATAGCCGGAGTTGTAGACCGTACAATTTCTTTTTTTTCAAATTGACCAGCCATTAGTTTGTTGCGGAGGTAACGTTCGGCTTTCTCATTATCCGTATCCTTGCCACAGGTATATAAATCAATAGCGCAGTAACCAATTTCTGGCCATGTATGAATAGACGCATGAGACTCACTAAGCAGTGCAAGTAACGTCACGCCATACGGTCTAAACTTTTCGCCAATAATCTGAAGAATCTTTGCATTGGACATCAGCAACGCAGTCTCCAAGGCATCCTGAAGCTCTGCATAATCATCCAAAATGTCTGGATCACAGTCATACAAATCCAGGATGAGGTGATTACCGTTACCCATCTGCTTAAAAATGTTCTTCTTGTATATCTATTGTCTCATCCTTTTTATTTTCTAGAACATCTCCATATTGTTCTTTCCAT